AACAACTATTAGCTATCAAACAACTTGAAGATGACATGGTAGCAATCGGCTATCCTAAAACTACTGTCATGAACGTTATTAATAAAGGTAGAGAATTTTTCTTTGGTCCACAGTATGATATTCACAAAAAAGTAGCAGACGGTGAAATAAGACCTTCTGAATTAGAAGGACAAGATATTGCAGATTATTTTCTTGGATTCGTTGATGTAGCAGACGTTGTAGGTATATCATCAGGAGTAGTTAGCACAATTAGAAAAGCATTAACTAAAAAGGATTTTGGTGCTTTGAAAAATATTATAAATACTCTTCCTCCAGAAAAAGTAGAAGAAGTTTCCAATAGATTAGCAAATCTTAATACCCCTGAGGCTAGGGCAAAGAATATTGAATCTAATAGAATAACTAAAAATAAAAAAAGAAGAGAAGAATTTCAAGGTGCGTTTAAAAATTTAAAAAAATATATAAAAGATAATAATATTCAAGAAGGGAGTATGACATCAAATCAATTATCAGAAGGACTAGGATTTCAAAGAAGAAAAACAAGTAGATTATTTTTAGAAGAAGTAGAAGAAAATTTAGAAAAAGGAATTTATACTCAAGAAGAATTAGATTTTGTAAATAAATATTTTGCAGGTAAAAGTGCTGGAGCAGTGACAGTACAATCAAGACAAAAATTAATTAATTTAAAAAATGATTTATTAAATAATGCAGAATTGCAAAATAAAGGTGCGGACTTTTATGTCAAAAATTATGATTTACCTTCTAGTACAATATATCAAGCAACCAGTAAAGATCCTGAACTTTATGCTCTTGTAGTTAATCCTAATGAATATAGAGGTGTAGGAACGCCCACGAGTGATTCTTTAATTAGAGATACATCCAGTGCATCTACAATAAGAGAAGTGTTAGGAGTGCCCGTTAATAATGTTGATATAGCAATTATTCAAAACTTTGAAAGAGGTACGTCTAAAGCTACTGGTTTAGAACCTCAACAATTTTTTTCTTTATTCAAAAAAACATTTGGTGAAAATTTTAAAAATAATCCTGATTATATAAAAATATATAAACAATATGAAAAATTAGAAACAGAAAGATTAGCTTTACAAAAAGAAGGACAAGAATTTTTTGATCAAATATTTAGTAATCCTCAGTATAATAAATATTTAAAATCAAGTGATAGAAAACAATTTATGTTTCAAAAAGCTCACGCCTTCTCTATAGCTGATGTAACAGGTCAAAACAGAATGGCAAACATGGCACAGATGCCCGATTTAATATTTAATGCCCCTGTCGGAACCAACATAAGAGTGCAAGAGGCCTTAGATACTCCAATTAGAAATATTGCACAACTTGCAAATGACAACAAAAAATTTTTAGAATTAGCTGAAACTCCTGTCAATATGGCTAGTGCACAAATAAAAAGAAAGTTTAACTTAAATATACCCAATATTATTGATGTACTTAAAAAGAACGGCATAGAAATAAATCCAGATAATTTTAAAAACTTACAAGATTTAATTTATAACGAAAATGGAGGCATAGCTACATCAATAGATCAATTGTACAAATCTCATGGAGCAGGTTCCTTAGCACCTGCTGGAGAAAATACCTTGACCTTAGTAGGAGCAAATCCGAAGACTATTTCAGGTAAAGAAAGACTTGAATTGTTAAAAAAAAGATTTTTAAATATATTAGAGGATCAAGTTCTTTATGAAAAAACATCAGGCAAACAAGGAAACCCTATTATGAGACAAGGCACTGAGGATAAAGAGGGAGGATTTATTATTGGATTGGAGAAAGGAGGAGACGTGGAAACAGAACAAGAAGAGCAATCGTTTTTATCAAAAGCTGCTTCAGCAGTTAGTAACTTTATAATTCCTCAAGCAGAAGCATTACCCCTACCTAAAAACTTTTTACTAGGTGACACACCAAAGCTTGTAAAAAAAACTGAAACTGTAAAACAAATAGCTCCACCTGAAGCACCTCTTTTAGAGAAGAGGTATAATATATTTGATGAGAATGGTAATAAAGTTTATCAAAGTAAAAGCATAGATGATGCACAACAAAAAGCATTAAAGCTAGGTGACTTAGAAGGCAAAGAATTTACTGTCAAAGAAATAGAAGTACCTATCAAAGTAAAAAAAGCCAAGACAACAAAACCAGGAACAGCACTTGTTTCTACAATAGTCCCAGAGAATGCTATTGGATCTGGTAATAACAAATTATTCTACTCCGATTTAAATTCTATAATAAATACAGACACAGGTAATCTAACAATTAAGGGAATTAATGTACCTGCAGAGTCTACTTCTATGTCAGCTAAAGAGTGGCATGACTGGTTTAGATCTAGTGGTATTAAAGAAGGTGAACTGTATGACTCTTATGTAAGATCTTATTTAAATAAAAAAGGTGGATTTAACAGAGAGACAGGACAGTTTACAAAAGATGAAAAAATATCTTTTGCAGAGATAAAAGAATTAGTAGATACATCTCCTTCCAATTATATTCAAACAGTATCCTATAGCGATGAAGCGGGTAACTTAAAGTATGGTAACTCTGGAAGACAGGATGATTATATAGGTGGTTCAAGAACAGAAAGAGTGTTGTGGCTAGACTCTAAAGACATTAGAGGAGACATAGGTTCTCTACCTTCAGAGATAAGTAGATATGAAGGTCACAGAAACATGCGTGAAGTTAGAACTAGTGATGATTTTATGGTGCAAGAAAATAAATTGGACGGAGAACCGTATGTCATAGGCTGGTCATTGGGTAGTAATCGAATCGGAAAATTAAATAACAGAGATATTGTTGTTAATGTAGCAGATGAAATACAATCTGATTTTTTACAAAAAGCCGCTTCTTTAAAATCAAACCTAAAGCAAGAAATTAGAAGATTTATTAATCAAAGTCAAAATCAACAAATAGGAAGAAATGAAGGATTAGAATTACTTTATAAAAAACTAGAAAATGTTTTTAGACCAATGCCTGCCACATATCAACAACTTAAAAAATCATTGGATCAATTATTTGCAAGTGACCAGATGTTTGAAAATATATCTAAAATGGATATTGATGATTTAACAAAACAAAGTTTTGTAGATCTAGGAGAAGCTGCAACAAAGAGAGATGAAGCTTTAGCTACAATAAATGCTTCTATTGATAATATAGACGCTAGAGAATTATTTCCTAACATACCTTTTAAAGATCAAAAAGATTGGGTGGATGCCATTATTAAAAATGATGTGTACAATGCCGCTAAGAAAAGATTTTATTTTGATGAAAGTGGAGCATTACAAGTAAATAAAGATGCACCTTCTCATTATGGTGTAGCACCTGCTAAAGCTATCAAAGCTTACAGAGGAGGTAACGGAGTAGAGCTATCTCCTGACAATGTGGATAGAAGTGGTAAAATGGTGGCATATGATATGCAATATGGGGGACCAAATTTGAATGATCATACTGGAACACACTTTACAGGCAACGTGGAAGAAACTTTAAATAAAATAGCAAATGCAAAAAGTTCTAAAGTAGAAGTGGGAAAAGTTGCATTTGGTGATGCAGGAGAGGGTGTAGATACTTTTATGATTGAATTGACACCTGATATGTTGTTCCCATATAAAGCATATAAAAAAG